ATGTTAGCTCTCCGTGAAGCCGGTATCCCTATCGGCGGGTTCAAATACCCTATTCAGATATTCAACGAACACGGCGTTAAAATGGACGGCGGATACATGCACGCGCCTAACCCTAAAACGTATCAGGATAACCCTACGGGGTTCTGGGAGTATTCGTCCGTTATGGCGGACGGGTTACAGCGGCAGCACACCGACTACGACGGGGAAGTTGTTAAAGTGTTGACCAAATCCCTTACCAAATGCCACCACGATTTAGTAAAGAACGTCATTGTTATAATGCGTCATCCGCGCAAGGTGTTAAGTTCCCGTATTAAATGCGGGGAGTTATCCGCTGACAATACGGATATGATAAAGCTCCATGCGTTAAGCTATCTCAACAACATGGTGTTAGGGTTCTACTGGCTGCGCAACACAATGAAAAGTTTTAAGCTTGTGGTATACGAGGAGTTGTTAAGCGACCCGGAGAAAGTGTTATGCGATTTATGCGACTGGTTAGAGAGAGGCAGCCATGAGTGGGGCGCGCAGGCGGTAAAGCGTGAGTTAAACCGCAGTCCGGGGATAGATTTAGTTGACCCTATCCTTGACGAATTAGAGGAGTTTTACTATCGGTTTGTCAACCGCGACATTGAGGCGTTTTACAAATACGACATGAAAGATTTTGAGAGGCGGTTGACGGCAATGTATGCGGATATGGCGAAGAAAAACAATGTGGGAAAGAGTTAGCTGTTTATTAGTGTTGATGTTTGTTACGCCGGTAATTACGTTAGCCGGTTTTATTAACGCAATCGCAGAAAACATAAAGGAGAAACATGCACGTTATACCATACGGCGACAGGATACTTGTTAAACGCAGAACGGTAGGCGAGAAGATTGGGAAAGAGAAGCTGATATACACCGCCGACACGACAAAGGATAGACCCACCGATTTAGCGGACGTTATTTATGTGCCTAACCACAGTTTTGCGGATAAAGAGTTGATTGAGAACAGCGAGAGCATAATCAAGAGCTTGACGACTAAATCAATGGCCGGCGACAGCGACAGCCTTGTTTCGTTGTTACGGTTCAACGAGTATTTACGCATTAAGTCAATCAAGCCCGGCGATAAGATAATGATAGGCAAATACGTGGGAATAGATTTCAATACTTCCGACAGCCAGGAAACATTGACGCTGGTGACGGGGGAAGAAGTAATCGGGTTGGTGGTGGATGATTAAATGATTATCTGGTTTACAGGACAATCGGGTGCGGGTAAAACGACTATTGCTCGGCAGATTTACCAAACATACGACCGCGCGGTAATTCTTGACGGCGACGAGATGCGCTCCTCTATATCGCACGGTTTAGGATTTAGTAAAGAGGACAGGATGGCAAACAACCTGCGTATTGCGCGACTGGCGAAAGTGTTGGAAAGATACGTTGACGTTGTGCTGGTAAGCGTAATTGCGCCGATGCAGAACGTAAGGGACATGATAACACACGAGATAAGCCCTTTTTGGGTTTACGTTAAACGCACGTTACCGGAGCGTGAAGGGCACTTTTACGAAGAGCCAGTAGACTGTCCGGTGTTAGACCACGACAAGTTAAGTATCGCTGAATCCGTAACGAAAGCGTTACACGTTATAGGCAGTTATGTTTAGTTTAGTGATAGGACGGTATCAGCCGTTACATGACGGGCATATTAAGTTAATCCGCACGCTGCTTAACGAAGGTAAACGGGTCTGCGTTGCGGTAAGGGACACGCCGTTAAACGCGGATAACCCGCTTACGTTATACGAGCGTATCAGTGCTATTGAGCGCGAGTTTTTAAGCGAGGTGGCGCAGGAGAAAGTAAAAGTGATTGAGATACCCGACATAGCAGAAGTATGTTACGGCAGAAAAGTCGGCTGGGGGATACGCGAGATACGGCTTGACAAAGAAACGGAAGCGATAAGTGCGACAGCAATTCGTAAAGAGCGTAACTTATAGGCTTCTCTCAACGGCAATCTCAATCGGTGTAAGTTACTTATACTTTGGCAACTGGGTAGCAACACCATTGTTCGGGATTTTGTTTGTGTGGAAGATAATACAATATTGGGGGTTTGAGGCAGCGTGGCAGAAATTAAAGAAATAAAAGGATGTCTTGATTTTTACAGTTTTCTCGGTTTAGATAACTTTGCTCCTTTGGAAGAAGTAAAGAAAAAATACCGTCAATTAGTGTTGGTTTATCACCCAGACCGAGGCGGCGACGAAGAGAAGATGAAACGGTTAAATCATATTTATGATATTCTTCTAAAAGCTAAAGAAGGTTACGATAATTGGTTACGGCAGCAGTTAGCTCCTAATTTTGAGATTAATTATGATTGGATTAGAGAGCAAATACAGAGAAGTTATGCGCAACAACAGCAAGTTTATGAGCAGGCTACTGCGAATGCCCGGAGAGCTTACTGGATGAGAACTTACGGAAGTATATGAGCGAAGATAAACAAGACAAGATAATATTCCAAGCCGAAATAGTTGGCGAAGGGCAAATCGGCATTAAGCTGCACACGAAGAACCTTAACCTGTTAAGCACAGCGAGCAGGTTGTTAAATTTAGAGATAGACAACATTATTATCGGGCAATCGCGTAAACAGCAGCCGTCAATAGTAACCGTCCCGCAAGCGGTAATGCAGAGTTTGAGGAGGTAGTATAATGGCTGATACCAACCCCGTTCCTACCAGCGAAATTATCCAGGACTTAGGGTTTGAAGGAGAGATTAAAGACGCCAAACAGCTTAAACAAGAAAGCGAAAAAGCGTTTCTTGAGAGGTTGGGTAAGAAGAACAAAGAGTACCTCGTCAAGTTAGACCCGCTTGAACGGGAGCGTATTGCCCGGCACATTAAGAACCTCTATGAAGCGGCGAAAGAGAAGCACAACGAGATAAGTGATAAGATTGACCAGTGGGACGACACGTTTCGCATGGTGAGAGAGCCGGTTGAGGGTACGGACGAAGATACCCCCGATTATAAGACGCCTATATCCACCGTTACTTTAGAAGTAGTCCACGCCAACATTATGAACGTATTTTTTACCCCGCACAAAGTCATGCGGGTTTTGCCGGTTGAAGAAGGCGACATGCCGAAGGTCAACAAAATCGAACGGTTCGGTAACTGGAGCATGGCTAACGAGTTTGACTTGTTCACGCAGACGGATAAGTTGTTTCACGCGTCGGGTAAGAACGGGGAGTGTCCGTATAAAATCCACTGGGTAAAAGAGTATGGCATTGACATTAAACGTGAGATTATTCCTAACCCGATGAACCCGGCTGAACCGTTGATTGACCCGGACACAAAAGAGCCGTTGTTCAGGGAAATAGAAGAACCTAAGTTATTATACAACGCGCCGAAGATGGAAGTATTCTCCCGTAAAGACTATATCCAGCCGGACAATGCGTTGATGGATAAGAAACCAGATTGGGAGATGATTAGGATACGCATGACATACGACAAGTATTTACGTGAGCAAAAGCAAGGCAAGATGTACCCTGGCACGATTAAGGATATCAAAGACTGGGGCAGCGGTTCGTCTGACGACCCGAATAAAGAGGATTACGAAGGCGACGTTATTCCCGTAGGTAAATGGGAGAAAGAGTTTTTTGAGTTCTACGGCAGGCTGCGCCTTAAAGTGATAAAAGACGACGCGGAAGATGAAATCGAAGAGTACGAAGAGCTGGAAGATGAGTTTATCGGGATAATGAACATGGACGACGAGGTGTTATGTTCGTTGCGTAAGAATAAGTTTCCGTTAAAAGAACGGCCGACAGGCATGGACTACTTTGTGCCTGACGACGAAGGCCGTCGCGCGGGGTTAGGCATAATGGAGTTAATGGAGAGTATCCAGACTGGGTACGACGCGTTGTTTAACCAATACATCTACGGCGTAATACAGAGTAACTCCCCGTTCGGTTTCTTTTCTCCGTTAGCCAACCAGAGGGATGAGAAGATTAAGATTAAAGCGGGGTACTTATTCCCTTCCTCCGATCCGCAGGGGGTAAACATGATTAAAATTCCTCCGCCCAACCAGTCTTTGCAGTTGATTATGGAGCTGGTCAGGTATTGGGCGCAGATGTTGTTTGGGATAAGCGATTACGCGTCAGGGTTAGAAAGCAAGATTGACCCGTCCGCTCCGGCGAAGAAGGCGGAGATTGTTGTAGCGCAGGGTAACGTGCGGTTAAACATGATAATTAAGCGTAAGAACAAGACGTTACAGAATATCTTCCGTAAATGGTTTCTGCTTTACAAAGAGAACATGCCGCCTAATAAATACATGCGGATAGTAGGGACGAGCGAAGACAACCCGTTTAAGTTTGAGCCGGTAGGGTTAGCGGACTTCGCGTTAAAGAGTATTCCCGACTTTGAGTTGACGGGGAACATCTTAAACGTAAACAAGAGCTTTGAAGCGAACAAAGCGTTAGCGGTGTATAACACGTTGATTGTCAACCCTATGTTTAACCCGGCGACACGGGCGGGACAGATGGCGTTGCACGGGTTGACAAAGTGGCTTATAGACAAATTGGACGAGATAGGACTGGAGAGGTTCTTACCGCAGATGGAAGGCGACTTTGTGTACACGCCGGAAGAAGAGAACGCCAGGTTCATGCAAGGCGACATGCGCGACCCGGCGGACGGTGAAGACCATGTGTACCATATCAGAAAACACCAGGAGTTTATCAACGATCCGAGCGTGCCGTTAGCAATAAAACAAATAGCGGTAGAACACGTTAAGTTACAGGTAGCCAAGTTAAAAGAGCAGGTAACGCAGCAAATGGTAATGCAGCAGGCCGGGGTAGGACAAGGCGGGCAGCCCATGCCGCCGCAGGGAGGGATGAATGCAGGACAAGGTCAAGGAACGCCAGGCGCGGGTGCACCAATGGTTAATAGACAACCCGCAGGAGTGGCGTGATTTAAAAGAAGAAATGGAGTTGTGTTTACATAACGCAATCTCCATGTTAAAATCGCGGGGGTGTAAAGACCGCGATTTCTTTGCCGGTAAATGTAACGGGATTGAAGAATGTATTGATTTAGATAAGAATCTTATATGACGCTTTAATGGAAAAGATTAATATTGTAAGTTTATTAGAAAGGGTGAAAGGCGAGTTTGAGGTTTTTCCCTCTGCCTCTCGCTATGAAGAATTTAGTGGCGGGTATAAGATATTTAACGAAACGATTGCTTTTTATATTCCACCTTATTACAAAGGAGACAAGAAGCGACTATGTTCTTTAGTTGAATTGATATATATATTGCACGCATTAGGTTACAGTCGCCGTGGGTATATACATTTATACCATAAGTTTTTTGTTCGCAAAGAAGGAGAATCAGCTGTAAATTTATCATTAGATTTTATAAGCGCCATGATTAAAGATTTTATATCTTCAAATATTACAGAACAGGATATTATTGAGTGGATAGAAGAAGTAAAGAAAGAAAATGATTATATTGGCAATAAATTAGTTTTTTTGGATAGACTTAAGTGGTTTGATAATAATGATAAAACATTGTTTAGGAGAAGATTAGCTATAGGCAGTATTGGTAAAGATTCAAAGCAATTAAAATTAATTCCTAGGTAAATGCAACGGGATTGAGGAGTGTATTAATTTAGACAATGCGTTTAAAGAATAGATTGTTTTTGCTCTTTGTCATTTTCTTCTGTGGGTGCGAACCAACCATTTCCGATTGTCTATGGACACAACCAACAGTAGAAGAATTCTATGAGTTAGTTGATGATGGCACGGTTGATATTATTTTAGAAGGGTATCCTTATGTAGATGGACAAATTATTGGTTATGAGTTACTAAATGCTTTGGTTGCTTGTGGGGTCAATAAGTGTATTCCAAGTAGAGAGCAACTTAATCGGATTTGTGAAATATACCAAAGGGGGAAAGATGGGTACAAAGAGTATAAACTTGGACAACAATGCCGGTAAATGCAACGGGATTGAGGAGTGCATGAATTTGGATAGGGGTGTTATCAATGGGGGCGTGTAAAAAGATATTCTTACTTTTGGGTTTAGTTTATATTCTATCCGTTACCAAAGGATACGCGGAGGAATATGTTCCTTCTCAATGGACGGTGTTAAATGAACGGATTAGTGAGATTGAAGAGCGTATTGACGTAATCCATAAGAAGCTTAAACGGTATGAAGACAGGATAAAACATAATCCTTACACGCCGGATTTACATGAGAAGATAAAAGAAAGGACAGATATTGCTAAGGAGTATTTTGAGGCATTTGATTCGTATTTATTAGCCGTGGTGGAGATAATAGAATATGAGATGAAGGAATTCCAAGATAAAGTTATGATAACCAAATGACGTTCTTTTTTGTTCGGGAATATTGGTATATGAGATTAAGCGATATAGACGGTAGCTTGATAGATGAAAACTGAACGAATTATTGGATTATTGATATTTGTTATTATAGTTTTAATATTATTCAATTTTTGGTTAATGAGAAAAAATTCTATTTTAAAAAGTGCACATAATATAGCATTTTTTTATAATAAATTGATAACGAGCGAAGAGATGGGAAATGGATATTTTCTTTTTGATAGCCCTCACGGTAGATGGGTTGTAGCTAATGGAGACCATATAAAGGGCGATATTG